CCGAGCCCGGCACGCCTTCGTTAAATGCCAACATCTACCACTGCCCCAGCGTGAGTGCCTTGCGGATCAGCCTGGCCAGGACACCCAGGCCCAGGACGGTGAAGCACGCCGGCAGGTTGAAGGTCGAAGCGATCCACGGCATCCAGTCACCAGGCAGCTGCGCGAACAGCGTGCCGAAGCTGTAGTCGGTCAGCCAGGACGGCACCGGGATCGCGTTGAGAATCGCCAGCGTGATCTCGCTCGCGACCTTGAGAAACCAGATTCCGATGTCGTGGAAGAACGCCGCGATCGCGTTCCACACCGCGAGGATTTGCTCGCGCAGCCAGTTGGTCAAATCGTCAAGCCATCCGAACATCACGTCTCTCCGAAAGCCCAACGGAACGCCGCCCAGGCAGCGGCGATCAGCAGGAACACGCCGACGCCGACCAGGATCGAGTGGAAGGTGCCCGAGCAGTGCCAGGTGAAGCTCGATCCGCCGATCGCGTGCCCCATGAACTCCATCTCTGGCATCACCAGCGCCGGGCAGCTCGAGCTCGGGATCGTGACAACGAAGAAGCCCTGGACGCTGGAGACGATCGGCGTCTCCTGGACAGCGGCCAGGTGATCACTCAACACCGACGCGTAGGTGTCCGTCGTGCCGTCGTACAAACCATCGCCAACGCCCTCCCCTACTGCGCCATCACCATCGCCGGTGCCCTCCCCGCTGCCGCTGCCCGTGCCGTTGCCGGCCGGCGTCGTGCCAGTGCCGCTGCCGCTCGATGTCGTGCCCGTCGTCGCCGTCCCTGGCACGCCGGTTACGTTGGCATAGGTGATCGTCTGGAAGTACGTAACCCCGGTTGTAGGGCTGGTGGCCGCGTGCTCGTTGACGTTAGACGTCTGCGCGTTCTGCAACGGCTCAGGCGCCGCCGGTGGCGTCGATGAGTCCGACCTCGTTAGCGCTTCTTTCTGGTCAGGCGAAACCTTCGTATCGAACTCACCAGGCGACCAGCACGCCTTCGCACCGCGCGGTGTAACGGCGCAGATTTTTCCATCCGATGGCCGGTAGCACGTAGAGAGCGCGCCTTGCGGAATGCACTTCGAATCGCCTGGCTCAACGAAGGCCGGCGGAGTAGCGCCGCCCTCGGTGCACTCCACGCCCGCGGGATATGGGTAGAGCATGCCGGTGAACGTGTTGCCGATCTCAGCGCCGCCGGCGCCGTAGTATTCGCAACCTTCGTGGCATGCGCGAATGAGGTCCTCGGAGCCCGTCTCGAAGGACACGGAGCCATGGAACCCTGGCTTCGACGCGCAATCGTTCGGAGGGTCTTCAGCGGTGTAACCGTACACGCGATCAGGACCGTAGGCCGCGTGGGTGTAGAAGTGACCAGCGTAGCCATTGGAAATATCAGTCGCGTCGCCGGTGAACTCGGCGCAGCCATACGTGACTTCCTGGCCAGGGTGCGCGGTGTTCGATGCGTTCAATTGGTCGGTGCACGCAGCAAGCGCGATCGAGCGCGTCGCCCAGGGTGAGCCGAGACTGTCGGTAGCCTGGACAAGACCAGGCACCAGGAGAAGGAGGAACAGCAGCAGCGCGCGGTCAATCCTCATGGTTGAGCCCCGCGACCGCGCAGCAGCCCAGCACCACCGCGAACGCGAACACTGCCAGTTGCACGATCATTCGCTGCTCCGAAAAAGGAGGAGCCGGCCCCCAATTGCGCCGGCTCCTGTGCTGCTCAGCCGAAAAACCGCGCCAGCTTCTTGGCGCCCCACTTCGCGAAACCGACGATCGCGATCAGCGCAGCAGCAGCGAGGATCGCGGTAACGATCGTGCCGGTGTCCAGGCCGTCCAGGATGCCGCTGAAGTCCGGGCCGGCGCCGGCCGCCATCGCCGTGGCCGGGACGATCATCGCGACGAGCGACACCAGCAGTGCCATGACGATGAGCTTGCACTTGTGCAACAGGTTCATACATTTCTCCGAGGTTGAAGGAAGGTGTCGCACTACGCACGATCGAACATCGAGGCCAATCGCTTAGCCAGGTGCGCGACCATGTACACGGCAAGGGGTCCGAAAAACCCGATGCTCAAAAGGGTTGCGGTCTGCTCTGGCGTCGGTGTTGCGAACGCCTGGCTGACCAGCTGGTAGACCGAGTACTCCGAGCCCGACACCAGGACGTAGCCGCTGCACTCGGCCACGGGCTCAGCCGTGGGCGTGAGCGTGCCGTCAGCGTTGAGAACAACGCACTGCGCCATGATGTCGGGCTCCCCTGGTCAGCCAGCCTTGCGCAGCGGAACCGCGGCGCTGAGCTTGAAGAAGCGCGGAAGCTCGACGCCGTAACGGCCAGGCTTCATCTGCGCTTCCACATCGACCTCGTAGGTCTCTCCGACCACGTAGCCTTTGCTCGGGCTCTCGACATCGAGCTCGGCCGTCATGCGAAAGCCTGAGGTCTCGAACATCGCCTCTTGGCGATGCGTGGTGTACGGGCCTTTCTTGCCGACCTTTTCTTCACTGATTACCGGTCCGATGATTTTCACTTTCATTCGTCTCTCTCCTGGTCTTCGTCGTGTCCTCTTTCGAGGGAGTGGTATTGCGGGAACTGCAGGCGTGGGGGGTGGGTCAAGCTAAGACGCTCAGCTTTCGCTGGTCTTATCGAGGCCCCTCGGGAGCGGCCGCCGCGCGTCATCCCGAGTGCTGGCTTTAATGCACCGCTGCCAGCGTTGCGGTAATCCAACGGCCAGGGGAGCGCCGGTGGCTTTACTCGTCCGAAGTTGTGCGAGAGATCGATCTCGCCCTCCTTCGCTACGTACTTGCTCACATAGCCAGCGACTTCCTCCTGGCTGCGTGGTTGCTCGATCTGGTTGCGGCCAAATTCGCGATACCAGAGCTCGTGCCACGCGTAGCGTTGGCACGCCTGGTTGAGGTCCTGGTCGGGTGCCGCCACGACCGCGTGGAAGTGCGGCCGGCCGCTCTTGTGCATTTCGGTGCCGCGCGCCCAGATGAGGCCGCCGTGCGGCTTGCGATCGAACCTGCGGCCGTAGAGGCCGACGTTGATCTGCAGCAGGAACCAGCGGAATGCCTTGTCGGCTTTTTCCGGGAGCATCCCGCCTGTTGAGAGTCGATGTTCGGTGTTGAACGTGAGCGTGCAGAACCACTGCCATCGCTCCCGCATGAGGAGCTCGGCGTACGCGCCAGCGACGGTGGGTTGCACCTGGTCACTCGCTCACCTGGTCAACCGACGCCGGCTTCTCGCCGCAGCGGAAGCAATGCACCACCGGGTCATCGACATAGCAGACCCAGTCGTGGCCGTACAACCCACAGAGGATCGACGCCAGAAGCCGCCTCACGCGCGCACCTCACGCGCGTAGGCCGTAGCGCAGACCCGCCGCGCGAGCTCGGCGTGATACTGAGCGTACGGGGACACCACCAACTGCGCGCCACCGCCGAACAAATCGGGCTGCAACGCCACGCACTTGCAGTTCGATTCCAGGGCCACGGCGATCGACACCACCGAGCGCTCGGCATCGGGTGTCAGCCAACGCCGGCTCATCGCAGGCACCGTTGATCGGATCGGCAATCGGACATTCGAGCTCCCCTCGATGCTTCGCCTGGTGCTGCGGCGGGGGAGGTCGCCGGGGCCACACCAGGCCGGATTCGGCCCGCCTCAAGGTGCTTGAGGTGCCCGAACGCTACACTGGGCTTGCAGTCAACTGCAAGGGGGATGAGGTGGATCGAGTGCTCAAACTGCTGGACGAGGCCAAGTCTGCGGCCGGCGTCACCTTGGACCAGGACCTGGCCGCCAAGCTCCACGTCGGCGCCACCGCGGTCTGCAACTGGCGCGCGGGACGTGCTTACCCCGACCCGGTAGCCTGCGGACACTTGGCAGCGCTGACCGGCCGCCCGCTGGGCGAGGTGCTCGGAGTCGTCGGGGAGGCCCGGGCTCGATCCCAGGCTGAAAAGTCGGTGTGGCGCAGGCTTGCGCAAACCGCCGCACACGCCGCCATCGTCCTGAGCGCTACCCTCCTAGCGGTAGGGGCTCCAAAACCCGCTCAGGCGGCTACAGGCGGCCATTACGCGGCGTCTGTATATTATGTCCTTCGTCGCTGGTGGCGAGGGGTCCACAAAACCGGGAATCCGAGTCTCGCCACCTGTTGAGGCCGCGTCGATCGACGCCACCTTAACCGACATGGACATCGACCTGACCGGCGCCTGGCAAGGCTGGCGCATCCGAGGGGGCGTGCTCATCTCCCCCGACCAAGACCGCATCACCGTCCGGAGACTGCACGGCCTGGTGCTCACGGAGGGGCTGCGGCACACCTTCGGACCGAAACCGGTTCGCCAGGGAGACGGCCTCACGTTGGTCGATCTGCGGCACTTCCGCGATCGCGTCCAGGGCGAGCTGCGCACCAGGTAGCGACGGCGCCACCGCAGGGGCAAGCCCCTGCACCCTCTGCGGCACTTAGCCAGCTGGCCAGCGCAGGATCTCCAGCGCTTCGAGCTCGTGGCCGCCGTACGTCGGGCTCTGCGGCACTTGCGCTCGAGCAGCTGCCGCCGGCGATCGCGCCCTGGCCGTAGATCCACGCCTGGCGATCGAGCGGCTGGCCAGCAGCTCCCTGGCCATCGTCGTGAGCGTGAGCTCGCGGCCCCACTTCGACCAGCTGCCGCCGACGCCAGTCGCCAGGCCGAGATCCTTCAACGATTGAACCAGGTCACCGCGGGCGTTGCCAAGGTACGCCGTGCCGCCCTGACTGGAGATCTCCGCGAGAGCACGCCGCTGCGGCTTGGAAAGGTTGCGCCAAGTGACCATCGCGAGATCTCCGGATAAGTGCCGCAGATCATTTGACCTCGAACACCCGCCGGACGGCAAGTGCCGCAGATTGTCGGCGGCGTCAGCGAGGCGTTGTGTGCACGGATCTGTGACCTGGCCGGCTCGCTACGCTCGGCGGCCAGGTCACCTGATCGGCTGCTGGTTGTCGCCTATGTGCGGCGGCGAAGATCCACTGGCCCCTGCCCCCGAGCTCGCAGGCGGCAGCGAAAACGGCAGCGACGACGAACTCGTGCCGTCCAGGTTGTAGAGGCGCGGCTCTTGCTCGCGCATCGGTGCATTCGTGGGCCATCTGGTCACCACCATGCGCTCCTTGCCGGCCTGCAGCAGCGCGCCGTACTTGGTCACCTGGACATCGACGCCGAGCGCCTGCAGCTGGTCCGTGTCCAGGAGCTCGAACGGGTTGTTGCCAGCATCGCGCCACTCGACCAGAACAATCTCCTGGCCATCCCTGGAGAACTGAGCAGCCAGCCGCGGCCGCGTCGAATCCGACAGCGTGAAAACGTAACGCTGCTCGATCGAGAGCTCGGCGTGCGGCTCGGGCGCCTTGACGCCCTTCCCGGCCGACGCTTGGCGCGCGACCTGGACGGCGTGCTCACCAGGTGCGGCCATCGTCTCCGGAAGCGACGCGGCGCGCCGTGGATCGATCGTGCCAACCGTCGCGGCCTTCGCCTTGCCCTTGCCGGTAAACGACTCCTGGGCGCCACCCGTGAGGAACCACACCGCGTACCCCGCCGCGGCCAGGCCGAGCGGAATCATGATCAGCGCCGGCACCAACAACTGCCGCCAGGCGCTGCGCTTGCCGCCCTCGTAGACCTCAGTCTTCGCGCCTGGCTTCACGCCCTGGTAGAGCGGAAACACTTCGCGCAGGTAGCTGCGCGTCGTGCTGCCGACTTTCTCGTACTTGTCCGGCGCGACCGTCGTGTAGAAGGTCACCTGGTACTTACTGTCGAACCCGACTGCCGACAGCTTCTGAAACACGTTCTTGCGCTCGATGCGCCCGCGAACCGCCGAGTGCAGCCGCTTGTAGAACTGGCTCATGAGCACGACATCGACGCCGTAGTGCCGATGCATCGCGAAGAACTGTTCAACCTGAGGCGGCAGCGCGTTGCGCGACGCCACGTAGAACTCGTGGCACTCGTCGATGATGACCAGCTTATCCATCAGGTCAGCGGGCAGCACCCAGTCGCCCTCCTCTCCCTGCTGCGCGACGAATCGAGTCGCCACCTGGTCAGACGGCACGAGCTCCAGCAGCTCCTCGACCTCGCCCTCGTGCCAAACGCGCTTCGTCTCGCGCGTGAGGTACTGCGCGATCGCAACGCTGTTGAGGCCGTTCAACCTGGCCGCCACATGCCGGCCCTCGATGAGCGCCGGAATGATGTGCTCTTTCACCGCGTCGTAGCTCTTACCCGAGCC